CAATATTTATATAAGCTTGATCACTACCATTCGCTGTAGACGTTGTTGTGTTAACTTCAAATATATCTACAAAAACGTATTTATGAGTTTGCGTAATAGTATCAAATTCTAATATATAATCTTTACGTAACGCTGGATTACTACTTGACCCTGATGTATCACCTGCTGAAACAAAATAGTATATTTTATCTATATTAGGTATAGCTATAGAACCAACACAAGTAGACGTGTCTGGCACTCCATAGTATCCAGAGGTTAACCTCATCGTGTTATACTTAGTATTACCTAATAACGTTTGAGCGGTGCCAACCTCTGATCCATCAGAAGTAGCGATTTGAATATTATTTGCATCTCTATACTGGCCAGGAGGAACAAGGCGTTCATCCATATCCTTGTTCATCTTAGCTTGTGAGAAGTTTCTTCTTAACTCTGGCATGTATTAGTGTTTAATTATTTTAGAGCTTCCTCTAAGTACTTGAGTTAATTCTTCTAACTTAAGATTAGATAATCTAAGCTTTGCTTTTCTAGTTTCGGCCCATCTCTCTCTTTTTAATTGACCAAGAAGTCCACCCGGCGTATCTTTTTTAGCTAGTAAAATACCATATAATATCCACTTGTATATAGCTTCTTCAGCAAGTTTAGGAACCATGCTTGTTGTTAGATCAATACCGCCTGAAGCTGTCGAGTTTATTCCATCACTTATATATTTTAGTATAACTGTTTTTCCACTAATATTAGAGCTAAAGTGAAATCTACCTTGAGCCTCATCTATAAAAAAACTACCATTAGCTTGAGCATGCTCTGGATCTATACCGTATCTACTTCCAACAAGATCTCCAAGTACGTCGTCTATAGCATCTGCGTCTTGATCGTATAATTCGTTAACTTGTTGAGCGTCATAATTTACATTAGTATCTGATGAGCTTGATGAATCCAAGTCATCGTTAGCTCCGTCTGTAGTCCAACCACCCCAATCCTGTACTGTGGCAGTTGCGTCTGTATCCACATTATTTGGGTTAGATGTTTTGCTCGTAGGATATATAATTCTTTCAATACCGTTACTATCGCTCCAAGTCAATTTAACATAGTTAACGTAATCTAGCGGCATAACCAAAACTAGCGTAGACGGTATTACCACCTCCCAATCTTTAGTACACCTAAACGTGTCGTAACTTAATTCTTGTAATGCGCGAATAGCGTGGAAGGTAACGTCGTTATTACTTACTTCTTCGCATAACTTACCCTTACCTACATACGTTGCGTTAAAAGAGTCTATAATCTCATTAAGCGGTATATATCTATAGTTTCCCCAATCGGGACTTGTATTATCGTAATATGCTTGTGGCGCTGATCTTATTATACCCATTGATTATAGTTTTTGGATTTGAGTTTCATTAGCTAAATTCTGTTGAGCTATTTGTACTAAACCAGGCTTGTTCATTATTATACTAGCAAGTTCTAGTATCTTCATAACTACCGTATCAGTCTCTGATTTATGCAATTCAAAGTCTACTGCTAAAGTAGAGTTATATAGAGCTTTATTGTTAACTACTACATATGTCCAATTAACTGTTGTTGGAACTCTAAAGCATTCGACCGTAACATTAGATGTTTCTTCATCTGCATTACCAGCATACACAACGATGTCTCTACCAGAAACTCTATTATCAGTATATATCGGAGCTTGATCAGCAGTTCCGGCCATGTGTCTAATTGACTTACGCATGCGTTGCGCTTCACCAACGCTTAGTTTTTGACAAGGTTCATCACCTAGAAAAACTCTACCTGTGTGAAAAACATCATAAGCCACGCTGTCCACCGTTACTGTTGAAGGAAACGTATGTCCACTTGTTACAGCTTCAAAAGATTGAAACGGCGCTAGTTGTCTGTCTATTAATTCAGATAAGTTAGTCTCATCTACTTCTGTAGACATTTCTGGCTCTTGTCTTTCTCTTTGACTTTTGTTATAAAAGTAAGATTCAAATATTGCTATTTGAGCTTGGTTAGCTAATAAGTTAAACTCCTGTGGAGTAATATAACCTCTTTGCTCTTTGTTAGCAAGAGCTAATACTCGTTGATATACTGTGTCTACACTTATTGCCATAATTCGTTTTTTATAGTTTAGTGACCACCCCGAAGGGTGGCCACCCAACTAAGTGATTATTATTTTAATCGTTTTTCTATATTGGAGTAAACCTCCATTCCTTCGTCAGTCTTGAACCAAGCGGCTAAAGCTGAGTAAGGGTGTTCATCAAAAGGAACGGTCATAAGCTTTCTATTATTAGTAGCCCAAGTGAACGTCCTTTGATCTTGTGATAACTTAATGATCTTCATTTCTACGGCTCTAATACCGAAGTTTCTTAACATCACATTTTCATCATTAACTAACTCTAAGAACAAAATAGGATTGTTCCTTGCGTATAGTAGTAGATCACGCTTAAGCTCCTTAGAACTCATCTTAGATACCTTAGAACCCATTTCTACTCTTAATACAGCTTCTGCCATATCAACATCTAAGTTTATAGCGGCATTTAAAGCCTCTACTTCCATTTCTAGATATTCTATTTGATTAGCTGCTTTAGCAACAGGTTTCTCTTCGTAGAACATTGTGTCTCTATCTGGGTGATATAAAGAAAGTAATTTTTGTAATACAACTTTTTCTTTCTCAACTATAAGTATACCACTTCTGAAAATAATATGCTCAAGTCTTTGATCACCTTTCATCTCGTCGACAAACACCGTACGTTGATTAGAGCAGTATTTCAGCTCTCTTTCGTATCCTTTCTCTTCATCAAAAAAATGGATATTAGCTGATTTAATAGATCTAGATAAAGGTCTCTTTCCACCTTTAAGTCTATAGATTCTATCTTTTAGTTCCCAACCATCGTTTAGTATTTTGTTCTTTTTTTCAACTCGTTTAGGTTTAGGCTCTATATAAACTTCTTCCGGAGCTTCTTCTACCATAACCGTCTCTTCTACTAGAGGTTCTTCTATAACCTCTTCATTTTTCTTTTTTGCCATAATATAATATAATAAAAGTTAATATAAAACTACCCCACCCGAAGGTGAGGTAGTTTCGTCAAATATAGTTTACTTCATCAACATGAAGTTGTTTGCACCCTGTGTTACTAAGCAACGCTCAGATAACATGTGGATTTGCATCGCATCTAGCGCAGATGTAGTAGCTCCAACAGAACCAGTAGTCCATGTCTTTAACTTACGATTATCTGTCTTAGAGGCTCTGTAACGAACATGTAGGAAAGGACGCTTAAGATTCTTACCTAGTGACTGATCGTACACACTTGATGTACCAGCTGGAATAATAACTCCACGGATAGCAGCGCTACCAGCACGGTCGTTAATACCACCACGAGTTGCTTTGTCGTTTAAGTAACGGAAGTCTGACTTGTAGAAGTCGTAAGATCCACGACGGAAACCAGAGAAACCTAGGTTAAGTGCCATATCTTCGTCGTTCTCGAATACTCCGTAAGAAGTACCGCCAGCTCCATAAGAATTCATTGAAGCAAGCATGTCGTCAATTGCTAAAGATGTAGCACGGTTAACGAACATCATATTCTCCTCAATAGCTCCTTGCTTATCAAACTCTGCTAGAATAGCGTCAAACTCAGCTAGGTCAGTAGCCGCATTAACACCAGTAACACCTGAAGTTACGTTTCCACGAGACTCGATAGCCGCGAATAAACCTTCAGTACCAGCACCGCTTGCTCCCGCGTCAGCAGCACCACGGATTTTCTTATCAGCAAAACCAATAATAGAAGCAGCAGCTGTTAACTCAGATTCAAGCATAGCCATTTCCAAGTAATCAGTGAAACGAGCACGAGTGTCGCCCTCGGCCTTTAGGTACCATAAGTAACCATTCTGTCCTTCTTCACCAGTAACTTCAACCCAACCGATTTGTGAAGCATCAGATCCAGAGATCTCGTAGTAATCCTTCATAATGATTGGCTTGTTAGTGTACGACTTAAACGTTGGAGTTAAAGCAGTACGTCTATCAGAATTATGAGTACCAGTAATATCAGAATAAGACTGTCCTTTACCATATTCAGAACCAACAACCAATACAGTAGCTGTACCATCAGATAAAGTTGATAAAGCAGCTGTAGCGTAAGGCTCAACAGTAATAACAGCCGATTCCGGTGTTTCTACTACTAAAGCTTTAACTACAACACCTGCTTGTGCAATTAGCACAATATCATTAACACGAATACCGTGAGTTGTAGTCAACGCGTTTCCGTCAATATCAGTTGTAATTGTAAGCGTACCGTTTGTATCACCATCAGCATCCACCGTACATACATACGATAAGTGTAGACGTGATTGCTCAGACCATACGACTTGATCAGCCGACATAGCCTCTTCAGCACCTACTTGAGAAAGGAAACCAGAGATAGTTCTTTGTCCGAATACCTCAGCCTCTTTTTCCATTAGGTCTGGTAAATATTGTTGAGCCCAACCAGCAGTTGAAGAGCTGGTGAAGTCAATATAATTGCTTGCTAAAGTTTGTTGCTGTGATGCAGCAACTGAATTTAACAAACTTCCTGCAGTAATTGCCATTTTTTCTTAGTTTTTAAATTTACTTTTTATTTTTCATTTTGAACTTAAAAGAGTTGGAATCTTCACCTAGCGCTCTTACCTTTATACCACCTTGCGCTTCACCTTGAGTAGATCTAGCTGTTGTGTTAATATTCTTAGCTTTAGCAATACTTTCTCTTAAAGCATCAGCTTTACCTTGCTCATAAAAGTGACTAGCAATTGTATCGGCATTCATAGCTGTATACAAACCTTTGTGATAACCTCTAGCATCTTCCATCATCTCTTCTTTATTTAAAAACTTTTTAATAAAGTTATTGATGTCACTTTGAGTTTCTCTTGTTTTGCCTGCATCTTTAACATTATATCTGAATTTTTTATCTCCGACATTATATTCAAAACCTTTGAACTTGTCATTAAAAACCTGCTCGGTTTTCTTATTAAATCTAGACTTCTGTTGTTGAGCTACTTTTTGTGTTTGTTCCGACTCTTTATTGTATCGATTGAAGAAATCTATAGCCTTTTGTTGCTCATCTGTGAGCTTGCTTCCAGCTTTAATCTCTTCGTAGTATTTAGACTTTTGCCCGTCTAAGTAGGCTTTGGCCTCGGCAACTTGCTCTTTTCTGGCCAATTTTCTTCTCTTTATTTCACGCTCATCATCTATAGTTTCATCATATGCAAACTGATCTTCCATTAAAAAATCTACTTCATCTGTAGATAAATGAGGCTTAGTATTTTTGTAATACTCGCGTAAAGCATCTTGATCGTCTATGTCTTTTACATCTCTGTTTAACTTTACGTAGTCTTCAAGATCTCCACCAGTATCTTCCATAAAGTCAACTAACTTTTGGATATTTTCTGGCAACGGTTTACCTGTAGTTTCAGCTTCTTCAATAGCTTCTACAGCTTCTTCAGCTAATTCTTCTACTTCTTCAGTTACCTCTTCTAATACTGGTACTTCTCCTTGTACTTCTGCTTCCGGTTGTACTTCTTCTTGTTCTTGTGTGGACTCGGGACTTTCATCGACTCTAGCCACTCCTGTGTCGTCAAGGTTACTTTCTTTAGTTTCATTGGTTGATGGTTTACTTAAATCTACTTTGATGATATCTGGATCATCTTTACTTTCAAATTTACTTAAATCAAGTTCAGGTTGTTCTTCTACAACCTCTTCCACTTGTGGTGTTTCGTTTTCGACCTCGTTGATTACCTCTTCAAGATCTGTTTGATTTTCATTTTCCATGATAAAATATTATATAATTAATTAATTCCCAATTTGAGGAGTAAACTTATCTAAGCCCATTCCGCCTCCAAGTATATCATTACCTGAAGATTCAAATCTTTTAGCTTTCGCTTTTACATTTTCTCGCCTATCTTTTCCTTCCTCTTTCATGCTTTCAACTCTTTCACTAGACATTCGTTCTTGATTACGTAATTGTTGATTTAGCTCGAATTCATATTGCATTAGCTCTTTCTTTAACGCTACTTCTTCTCTAAGATGCTTAAGCTTAGTGTCTGCTTTCAAAGCTTCTAGCTGCTGATCAGATTGGGCTTTTTCTTTATTTTTTTGCATTTCAGTTTGAGACGCCACTTGTTGTGCTTGTGATTGTGCCTGCGCTTGGGCCTCCATATTTTGCTGCTGTGCTTTTTGATCTCTATCAGCTTTCTTTCTACGTTTAATTTTTAAGAGCTGATTAGCTAGTTTCAAACTTCTAACTTCCCTAATATCTATAGCGTCGTCTAAATCTATCAACTGCTGTGCTAACGCTGTCTGTATATTATTCTCAAGAAGTTGTTTTTCTTCTTCATCTGGTTCTAGTTCTAAGAATATACCGAAATCATACAAGTACAATTCAGACATCTCTTTTAATGTAGCAACATTATGCGCTCCAATGGACTGAACAAACGCATCAGCCGTTGGAGAGTACTCTAATATATCAGAAACTCTTAATGACAAAGCTTCGCAAACTTCAGCTGTCAAATACATTGAGCCTAATAAAATATGACGAGTAGCTACGTTAGAATTAGCGGCCGCGAGTTTTTGTACTCCAACTAACGATTTAGGATCTGGTAAAGTACCATCCCTAGCTTCGTTTAAACCAGTTACATCTCTAATCATTTGAAGATAGTAGTTGTAATTAGCTATTAATGCTTGCAACTTATTTCCAGCTCCTTGTCCATTAGATATTTGGGTAATTGGCACCTTAGCGGGATTTGGATCTCCTTCAGATGTAAAACTTCTACCAATTACACTACCAGTTTGGAAGAACATGTTAAGAGCTTCCTGTGGATTATAGTTAGTGCCATTGCCTAAATCGACTTCAGCAAGTCCATCGGCGTCAAGGTATACTCCATCGGGAACCATGCGCGACATCACTTGCTGTAACTTTAAGTGTGTTAGCTGAATCATGTCAGCAAACCCAGTAATTCTACTAACTAAACTTTCTATTCTACCTTCATACATTCTAGGAGCTACTAGCGCGTAATTCATCTTTACTTTATTAAAGTCAGATTTAGTACGCATCATGTTCTCGCACTTACACCACTTTAGAAGTCTATTTGTACCAACAATCATAGCGCCTTCAAATACACATTCTACAGATCTTTGTAGTTTCGAATATCCACCTTCTTTGTCCTTGGGTGGATTAAATGTATCAGGTTTTTCTATTGCTTTATAACCGCCACTTCCAGTCTTCTTTAATTTGTATACATGATTAGTATATGTTTTGTAATTAAAATAAAGAACTTGAACTTTATTATTATCTGACTCAGTTATTCTTCGACCAGCCGTGTATCTCTTGCTAGATTGCTTATAAATATCCTCTAAATCACTTTCAGATAAGTGATCAAACTCCCTAGCTAACTCGTTAATAGGTATTGTTTTCACCTCACCTATATAATATATATCTTCAAAGTACGGAGAGTCTGTATACGAATAAACTACATTCGCTGGATCTACATATTCTACAGTAGCCCCTTCGCTCCAATTAAAGTTTGTTTTTACACATCCTATGCCTAGAACTGTTAAATCATATAGTAAACGACGTCTAATTAAATCGTATTTACTGCCATCTAATAGAACGCTAATAGCTTGCTCGTTCGCTAGCTCAACAGCCTGCTTGTAATCTAGCTGCATGTGAAGATTTAACTCTTCTTCAGTATCCGGTAAGTCTTCTTTTTTATTTTGATAAAGATCAATGTTAAACAACTCTATAGCTTGATCGTTGAAAACTTTTGTTTCCATATCCTTTTTTATAGACTCCATGTAGTCCGTTCTCTTACTTACTCCATAAGGATCTTGAGAATAAGCTTTAACGCTAAATGAACGGTCAGCCATACCGTTAACCACAATATCTACAAACTTAGGTATAATTGGCACTGGTTTCCAATCTAAATTGAGATAAGATAAATCGCCGTTAATAGACAATTCATCTTTATATTTCTGTATAGATTGTTCTCCTCTAGCATATAGTCTTAAGTTATGGAAGTTGCGCTGCGTGCTATGATATCTATTGTCATGATTATCTTTAAACCACTCTTGCTCTATTGCTTGCGCTACCTTAAGTCCATAATCAAAAGTCATTTTCTCTGAATCAGAGACTGCTTGAGAAGGAAAATTTACATATACTGACTCAGCCATGCTTATTTATTATTTGGGATGTATATCCTTTGTTATCATATTTTGCTATACTTAGATTTACGGGTTGTCTTTCAACTTTAATATTAGGAGCATATAGATGTTTGTTGCAAGCCATAATAGCTAAACCAGAACTAATAGATGCGTCATGCTTAGTTCTTTTGTTTATATCAAACTTAGCCCAATCGTTTAAAGTATCGTTAAAATACATTGTACCATAGCTACCTTCACCTAAGTGACCTACGTGCTCTTGAATATACATTTCAATTGCAGCCGCGTGCGCTTGTTTTATGTCTTCACTTGAGTTTGGTATGCCTCCAATTTCTTTTTCAGTAACCGATAGTTTCTTCCACGTTTTATCTGGTCTATTAATACTATATCCTCTATAACCTCTACGTCGTAGGTAGTATAGTAATCTTGGCTTGTTATTCTCCGCAAGCAATGGCATGCCGTAAAACACTAATGCCATCAACACATCTTCAAAAAACATTTCCGCGGTCTGTGGTCTTGCTATGTATTCTAGGAAGAACGTACTAGATGGCGCGTCTTCCATAGAGAATTTTGTTAATCCGTGTAATGCGCCTTTCGAACCGCGACCGTCAACAGTACCACTAATGTCATAACTATCACAGCCAAAGGCTCCCACGTGCTCGTTTCCAGGGTATTTAATTCCATTTTTTATTATCTGCCTATTTTGTAATTTCGTTGGCGGTACCCAACTTACCTTGAATCTACCTCCTGGATCAGGATAAAATATTACTTGAGAATCCTTGATACCATTGATCCATTGAAAACTTCCAGTCGTAGTATGTGCTGCATGTCTACTACCTTCGTTGTAATCTATTTGCTCGTATATTTTAATTAAATTAAATATACTATTTTTGGTTTCATCTCTAAACGCATGCTCCTCTGTTCTAGGAAATTGACGATAAAACTCGTTTAAAGCATCTTGATCATCTCTTAATCCTTCAGCTTCGTTGTCCCAACTAGTTATTACACCTACATCTATTAATTCACCGTCTGGTCCCAGTCGTTCATCATTACATGGATTATCAAAGACTGGAAGTCCGTATTCGTCAATAAATCCCTCATAGTTCCATTCCATTGGGATAAAGAGAGAATATAGCCCAGACTTCGTTTGTCCATTAGCATTTCGTCTTGATACGTCAGAATCATAGTATAATTTTTTAAAGTTATCCCCACCTTTATCAAGCGCGTTACTAGTTGAACCCATCATGCACTTACCAACAATCCTACTACCTAACCTTAAACAGGTTTTAGTAACTCGCCAGTTATTTAATATGTTATCAGGTCTCTCCCACTTACCGCTCTCATCATGTACTAGCAAATTTAGTTTTTCACCGTCATAGCTGTTATCACCAGTATTCTTCCAATCAATCGTCGTGTCAAGACCTGCTATCTCTTCAAGTTGCTCGTTAGCCTGTATTTTCTTACGAGTAAACTTACTAGCCGGAACTCTATACGCAAGCTCAGACTTTGGGCGATCCATACCATCTTGTATAGGTTTAAAGAAGAATGGGTAATTTATTGATATAGGTACTACTTTATCAGT